TAGGTACACATAAGCCGTGTTCTTTATTTCACGCATACGCGGTAATTAGGCAATATCAGTGACAGAATCCCCATGTTTCTGTATGATTTTTGACACTAATTTGTCACTACGATTTTATCCCAATTATCCTCTCAAAATAACACCCCCTTTACGCTCTCATCCGAATAATTCGAGATGAAAACCTCTCTCACGGACTTCTTGTGATGCCCTCCTCCTAATGTATAATCAATCTCCCTGCTCGATCGTATTACCATATCTGAATACAGCTCTCGCACCAGGTCACAATCATTGTAACTCAACAAAAACTTCCCTTTGATATTGTGCAGTATATCAGCGAGCAACCGATGTTCTGTCTCTCCGAATCCGCCCGTATTTTGATAATAGCTTTCCGTATCCACGTATGGAGGATCACAGTAGAAAAATGTATCCGGACTATCATACGTTAGGATTAGTTTCTCGAAGCTCATATTCTCAATTGTAACATGCCGAAGCCGTCGTGTCCAAACATGAAAGTTTTTATGTAGATCTTTCGGTCGCCCGCTTTTGGCAGACATTGCGAAGTTGGTCCCTTTTGAGCCAAAGCTCTGAGTGAGAGAGTAATAGTAAAAAGCGGCACGTTCAATATTATTTGTAGGATTAATACGCTTATGCACAATATCGTTGAAAATATCACGGCTCACCAATAGCCGGCTCAAATACATCGATAGTGATTGGGGATTAGTTCGGATAGATCGGTGAAGATTAACAAGCTCCCCGTTTACGTCGTTTACCACTTCCGCTTTTTTAGGAGATACCGGAGCCCTTTTCCGATAGAGTACATTGAGAGCACCGCCAAACACTTCTACATAGAGACGATGTTCAGGCATCATATCGATTATATCGTCTGCCAGTTGTGATTTTCCACCTATCCACCCGAAAGGAGCTTGAAGTCGCTGCATATAATTCCTTTGCACTGTGACATATTTTCACAGCTGAAATAAAATATCGGATATGATCCGATACCGCAGCTATCTGTCAGAGGCTGGCTGTGGTCCTATGAAATAGCTATTACCTCTAATAATTCAATAGTCCGCCATTCGGGAGTGCTTTCACAAACACCTCTCTAGCGCCGCTTCAAAATCATAAAGACAACTCTCTAGCTTTGGATAGTTTTCTAACCTTGCTTTAGTCCACTGGACGATATCGCCAATTTCGGGAGTCAGTTCTTGACATTTAGGCTTTTTGGTTTCGCATTTTTTTGTGATTGTAATTGACCCAGTTGGGACCACTTCTTTACTGGCACAACCTGAAAATATTAAAACTACTGTCAATACCATCAAATAACTCGTTTTCATAATTGACTCCCTTCGGAATTTTTACGTGCTTCCTCTGCGATTGCACTCAGATCGGTACACTTATCGCCAGTAGAAACATATTTGATTTGAGTGATAAACTTCGGCTTTGCTGCCATCGTTTGATTGAAATCTACTTCTTTTGCCATAGCGTCCAATTTGTCCCGCTCCATCCATGCTTTATAGAAAGCGACGTTATCTTCTTGGCGTTGGGTTTCAGCGTCTTTCGTCTTTACGGTTTCTTTAAGAACGTTTCGCTCTCCAGACACGATTAACGTGTAAAATCCAAGTGCAATTAATCCCCCGACTAAAACAACGATTATCCAAATAAGGACTTTACCAATACCGATATTTGCTACTTCTGATAGATGCATATTTTTCTCCATATTTATAAACTTGGTTTGAATAGTCATAGTTGATCTCGCAGTTCGAGACACACTCTTTTTTGCCCGATGGGTATGTAAAACAGCTCTGACCACGTTTACAGTTTGCCTTTGCTTTTTCCCAGTCCTCAGCTCCAGCGCGATTGATCTCTTTTAGAACCAATCCCCCTCCGTTATACACCTGGTACGTTACCCATAAACCGTATTTGGGTTGATAGACAGATTTCATAATTATTGCTTGAGCTTTGAGCTGGTTTGGGATTGCTTTAATGCTCTCAACACCTTTAGCCTTAAGAGATTTTTGCCAAAGGCGGTACGTAATTTGAGGAAGTCCCTCTGATCCTACTCCGTCATATGAGATAATATTACGACACCCCGACTCTTGAACGAGTTGCCCTACCCCGTACTGGTACGGGTAATCAATTCCAAACTGTGAGAAATGAGCCTTGCGTACTTCTTGAACATACGATTGACACCGCTGTATCGATCCGGCATACAGTGTCATCGATGCGAAAAGAAGCACAATAAATTTCATATCATCCGCCCATTGCGAAGCAGTAGATAATAATCAGATAAAAAGCGACCACAGCAATAGTAAGCTGCCAATTTTTGTCGTTATCCCAATCGATTTTAGGAAACAAAAACTTACGCAAAACGTGCGCCACGATCACTCCCGCCGTTACAAGCAATAACTTCGATAATACGAGCTGAATCACCGGTGGCAAACTTTCATATACCCCGCTGATAAACACGCTCACCAAAACAACCGTCAGCACCATGACGAACCATAATCGTCTAAACTCTTTTTTCACTCTCTACCTCCTTGATGAAATTGAGCTACAAGCTCTTGAAGCTGTCCATTGTTTTCACAAAGAGTCACCATCACATGAGCATCTGCATTAAGTCTTTTATAGTCATCGATAATCTTCCACCCCTGCCAAGCTGGAAACTGATCGCGATTAATACCTTTATATTCTTCCATTATTTATCCGCCTTTGATTTTAATTCAGCATAAATCTGTTTTAAGTTTGAATTGATACTCTCCATGAAATCCTTGATCTCAACACGCTTTACGTAATTTTCTACAATATGTAGCCTTAGTTCAGATTTTGCCTCTTTAAGTGCCATAATCTCAGCATTATGAGCGGCATCAGATTTCTCAAGCTCCACAATCTTTCGGCTCATCAAGTACCCAATAATCATAAATAGACCGCCGATAAGCCACATTACAATCTCTTTATCCATCACTCCCCCTCCGATTTTTTACAGTGATTGCTCTCAAGCTTTTTTAAGATGCAGCAGATGAAATTATCGAATTTTGTGGCGATCACTTTATCCTGACGGCGTGCGATATGAGAGCTGATCGTTTCGTCCTGCGATCCATTCCAAAACACTACATTCCCCATTTGATCAAGTACCAATAAAAACCGATACCATCGGCTTCGTTTTGCGACATCGTTTTCAAACTTGGCGATCAGTATTTTATGGCTCATAGCTTTGCACCCTCGATAAACAAATTATCAAGCTCAGTCTCACCCATTCCGAGAGCCTGCATGAGTTGACCGATAAGAGGGTTATCACGGCGTACTTCACCGGCATATTCCCATTCGATTTGAGCCTGCTCTTTTTGTGGTGACGGGAGCGAGTTAATTGCCTGATCTACCGACCCAAGAAGCTTAAGATTAAGAAGCATTAAACGACACTGTCGCATAGTAATTGATTCTGGTACTGCTATAGTCCGAGTATCAGGAAGAAACCCAATATCCATAGCCTGAGCTTCCGATACAAACTTCCCATCCACATACAGCTCACCGATACGAGCTACTTTTGTATCATCATTGTTGAACTCGTCATACTCGATACACTGATGAGTCAGATTATTAGCCTCATAGACTGATACGAAATCAGCATCGGCAACTATTACATTTATGACTTTATTGTTTTCAATTACTGCGTAATACATACTCACTCCTTACCAATATACGACGACTTTGCCTGCACCGCCTGCGCCACCTGCACCACCCCAACCATTAACACCTGCTACCCCATTTGCACCATTAATTACATTAGAAGTCCCACCTATTCCCCCCGCTGAGCCAGTTCCAGTATTACCACCAGTAGCATTGGTATACCCAAGTCCACCTACTGCATTTATCCCATTTGTTGATACTGTAGAGTTTAAGCTTCCTACAACTCCATTGCCACCATTTGCTCCTGCATTGCCCCCAGTTCCAGTCGCATTAGCTCCAAATCCACCTTTTGAGCCATTAAATGCAATACTACCAAAACTAGAACTACCACCATTTCCACCATTACCAATAGTGTATGATTGACTATATGCTAATCCTACCCCACCTGCACCACCAGTACCTATTACGACTGGTATATTCGATAACGCAGTAACAGCAACAAGCATAGGTGGGAAAAATGCAGAAGCTCCGCCTCCTCCTCCTGATGCAGAAGTAGAAGAGTTAAAAGCTTTGCCTCCACCTCCACCGCCACCTCCTGATGCAATAAACACCATAAGTTGTGTTACCCCCGCAGGAACAGTAAAAGTTCCGCTTGCTGTGAATGTTTGGGAGTTTGCAAAGATTGTAGATACCGAGTCGGATTGGATTGCTATGTCCCCACTACCTAAAGGTGAAATGCCGTTTATAGTTTTGATATTAGTTCCACCCACAAGCGTTGCTTGTTTTGCGTCTAGCTGTGTTTGAATTGCCGATGTAACACCATCGAGATAGCTCAATTCTGATATACCAAGCGCAGGATGTGTAATGCTAATAACTCTCCATGATGTAGTAGTTTCCGCAACTACTTCAATCACCGTGTTTGCTACCGTGACGATATTCGCGCTACCTACACAAATCAAAGTAGAAGCATTATGTGTAATAGTAAGCGCACCATCAAAAATAAGAGTGCGACGTACCCCTACCACCGAAGCAGTACCGAATGATGTAATACCAGTTGTTCCAGTGATGTGAATGTAATCCCCAATCCCTGATGTACCGATTACAGTAGTTGCCACAGAGGCGATATTCGAGCCTTTTCTATCTTCGATATTGATATTTGCAGAGCCATCGAAAGAAACCCCATTGATTGTCCGAGCTGTTACTAATTTAGAAGCCAAAGAAGCTGTAACAGGTACAACCGTATCCCAAGTAGTATTGCCACTATTTCGCATTTTCAAAAGCGACGTTGTAGTATCGTACCACCACATAAATGGTTGTGTAGTTGTTGGTGTAGTTGCACTACTATTATTAGTTAGAATAGCTTGTAAAACTGCATTTATATCAGCCCTAAAACTTAGACCACTTGCGTTAGCAATGTTGTAATCATGTATTGCCATTTAATACCCCTGACTTAAATAATTTATTGTTCGCGCCACTCCGACACCTCCATTTAGAACTTGCACTGTGAAGCCTCCAGTAGTCTCTAATGTGAGTTTAACATCATCCCCTGCTGTAGCGTTTACGATGGTAATCTGATTATTTGGGACTGCTTGAAATGGAGTTACGAATGTAATAGCAGTTCCACCAGTTGCCGTAGTGATAGTACCCTTGTCGATACGATCGGGCATATCAACCGTAAATTTGAAACCATCTACTAACACAGTCAAGGTTGGGTCTAATGAGTAGATAAATAATCCTGCTTTGAATTTCTTACCTACATAATCACCGATTGCGTAGTCTTGCCATGCTCCGTATGTTGTACCGTCTTGTGATATTGCTATTTTAGGTTTTACCGACCATTTTCCAGTTGTGTCTCCATCGATATTCGGGTAAGTGTCAATGTCTGTAATATCATCAAACAATGCACTTGTTCCGCCACCCGCTGAGTACGTTATAGATACACGGCATAGCTGAGGAGATGATAATGTTACTTTATGAGTTTCAGGAACCACATAAGAGCCTGACAATGTACCTGCTGACATAACAAGATTGCCACTATTTACCGCTACACTTGTTTTAGTACCAGTCCATCCAGTTGCATACTCATCCCATGTAGCTACTACGTTTTTAACAAGAGTGTCACCAGTGATAGTTATCCCAGCTTCAATGGTGCTATAAGCTGCTACGCCATCGCCTCCTAAAAAGTACGCTTTAACCCAATACGACCCAGCTTTATCCACTTGTAGGTAATTAACCCCTACAATACCAAGAACCTCAGAATTAGCCCATGATACACCGCGACGAACTTCATACTGTATCGGTGATCGGTATTGCTCTATCACTGCATCCCACTTGATGTTCATTACTCCGTTTTGGTAATAAGAAACCACATTGGTAACATTAGCCAATGGCGTGATTGTTTGACTAAGAGAGGTTGATGCTATTTTATCACCAACCTTAAACTCGTATCCACCAGTCATTACGTCTTTTAGTTGGAAGTAGGTATTTTGAGTATTCCCGATGAGCTTCCATGTGGTAGTGTAGGCTTCACGTTGGTAAATATCCCATGCTACAGCTTGACCATTCCAAGATAGATTAATAATATTGATGGTTTTGCCTGACGTATCAATCTCGGTATCAGTATTTACATTCAGGTATGAAACTGTACTTAATGATGATATATTTGGAATATCAACATTATCAATGGCATCGTTATATACTTCGGGTATATACTCAATTGCAGATATTTTTCTACGTTGATCTGATGAGCGAGATATTGAGATTACACGGAATAGCTTTGTAACCCTATTTGATTGTCCAAAAGCATAAATATCAAACTTGCTTACTGCTAATGATGAAGGTATAGGCAATGTGTCAGTGGTAATTCCACTAGCAGTCTTGATAGCTATAGTAATGTTGGTATCATCATGTAGTCTAATAGCAAATCCGTATTCAACCCCACCCACTAAAATAAGCTCACGGTCGAGCAATATGTAGTTTGTATTTGCGGAAGTTGCAGTTATTCCATTTACTAAAGTTGCGTTAGTATCAATCCATGTATCTACTGAATCAACATCAAGTAATCGCCCTGAGTATCCCCATTGTGGTACATCATGTGATACGTCAATAATATCCCCGATAGTGCAAGCGATAGCATCAATATCAGCCTCGAAGGATACGGTATTTGTTAGGTAGCGATTCTTGTGCATAATAAAGCGACCATGACGTACAGCCTGCTCTCTACTTGTACACCCATAGAGTGAAACTGATGCCTTACGTGTCGTATCAGTGCTCTCATCATACCCATGCTGGTATAGTTCAACCGCTTGTCTTTCATAGTTTAAAGTTTCATCAAAATATGTAACCTCTACTACATTCGATCTATCTGCAAGAGGTAGATATTCCTCTTTGAATGAATCTCTGATAATATTTCCCATTGTGAATAAAAATCTCTGAATTGGTAGGCTTTCTGCTCTTTCAATAATAGGCATATACGTAGAACCCATTTGAATAATATTCGCTCTACCTAACATTCCAACTATGTTTAAAACATCGCGAACATTCATCTCACTATCAAAGACAATATTACATTTGAAGTTTTCAGAAATACACCATGCAGTCCATGTATCAAATAAGCCTTGGTTAATATCTGCCCCAACTAGAGATAAAATATTCTGTACAACTATTGATGGATTTGATGTATTAAAGCCACGATCAACTACACACGTTACCTTTGGCATAGAACCGCTTAGTTGATCTGTTGCTAAAGCTCTAATAGCCAATAGTGCAGTAGTTGGGTAACTAAAATCATCATAAACTATTTCAGTAAATCCTTCAAAATATACTTTATCTTGTGTTCGTGCAGAGGTGCTTTCAATAGTTGTTCTAATGATTGATATTTCATACTGGAAAGTAGGTATTCCATCAATAGGGAATGTAGCTCTTATCGTTGATGTTGATGCCCCGCTAATGGAAGTATTTGGGACTGTGTACCAAGTAGAGCCACCAACTTCTCGATATTTAATTATCAGTAGAACGGTAATGCTGTCAAGCCCACCTGCATCATTTGCCCTATATAGTCCCGATGGGGCGGATACCGATATGCTTAACCCTTGCACGTTGTTATATTCTGTCTGACGTATTGTTTCAGTAGTACTAAGTTTAGCCCCTACTCCAACATCAAGGCGTGTATTATCAAATGATGGGATTATAGTTTGGCTATTTATACCAAGTCTTATTTCAGAGGTAACATCATTGTAGTATGTGATAGGGTTATCATTGATATAAATATCCGATACTGATGTTATTTCCCCATCATTTAGTGCATATAAAATATTTAGGTATTGTTTTGTTCCAACTGTTTCTACATACTGAGAGATAATAGGAGGAGTAATCTTTGTCTTGCCATAAATTATTGGTAAAGCCATCCCCTCTTGCGCTTGGTTTTGCGTTTCACCCCATCCATAGGTAGATGATGAGTCGATGCTTTGATTCCCAGTTGAAGTAGGAATAGATGGGGCAAGTATGGAGTTGATTAACATACCTCCAACCATCATTACTCCTGCATTAAAAGCAGCTGCTCCAAATGTGCTTGTTATCCCGACCGAACTAGCTAATCCGCCATAGCTACCTGCCGCTCCTGCCGCGCCCCATCCTGCTGTAACTACCGTTAGGGCTATCATCGCAACAGCCATTAAGACTTTTCTTCCACCACCACTACCGCTTGGAATTGCTACAAAACCTATATTGTCATCTTCTTGTATGATATACTCATAGTTATCAGTAATTTGACCATTAATAGATACAACTACGTCGTGATAGCAATAAAAACCTGCAATTACTTCAAATATTGGCTTTCCAGTATCAATTGTAGTTATGATACGGCTATTTATGGGGTCAAATGGATTAGAAACTGTTGTTAAGAACGCCATCTATGATACCCCTTCACCATATATTTTATTTTTTCTAACTCTACAATATGAGATTCAACTTTATTAAGAGTATGAAGAACCTTGCCATTCCCAAGATATACACCAACGTGTTGTACTATTTTTGGATGAGTTAGATCGTGAGCCATTGCGACTACATCAAAAGGTAGTGGCTCATCTGAATAGTCCCAATTGTTTGAAATTTCTTTTAAGTATGTAGCCCAAACCATATTGGAGTGCTCACTATTTATTTTCAACTCAGGTATTTCAATATTTAAATGCTCTTTATAGAATAATCTCACAAGACCGTAGCAATTTGCTCCACTAAATGATTGCTCCCCATCAGCAAAAGGAATCCCTATAAATCGCATCATAAATAAACCTTATCAAGTTTTCCACCTGCTGATGGGTATCCTCCAAACCTAAATGAATTATTATGATTTCTACAATCATTAAGGGTTTTGTTACACGCCCCACCAGTAACAATGCCACACTCTGTAGAACCAAATTTAAAGTGGCACTTTCTAGTGATTTTGCTTGGTGGGAATGATTTTATATATAGATTTTTTTGAGTCAAATTGAATGTCATTGCCTGAGCTGTTGAGTTAAAAGAAGAAATTTCAAAACTCATTGTTAAGATAGAATTTGTATTATCCAAATCAGCAGCGCTGAGTACATGAATTGTCCCGATGATTGGCTGATGCGCATTTTCTTTGAGCCATGTATCGTATTGAACAACGTACATCTCCATCGCTCTCGAAGCATTTGCGAGAGTAATCGCTACACTAGGTACTTCATTGGATGATGTTTCGCTGATTTCATCGATCGAGAACGGGAATGATTGCCATGTGATGCCGCGCCAAACAATATTCTCGTTATTCCGGATTAAATAGATCGGAGTTTCAAGCGATGGTATAGATAGCTCAAGAGCGATTAAAAACGCTTCAGTAGAGGATAGGTCGTTTTTATGATCGATCACGTTTGAGGATAGGGTAATCATTTAGACTTCCCCCAACGGTATAGAGATAGTATAAATCTCTTTACTGATCTGTTTTGATGAGAGCTTATCTTCCACAAAACGGACAATATAGGTTTTCCCATCTTGTGGGTTTAACCAGTTGAACTCACCGCCCTTATTGTTCACGAAGAATTGTTCGAGTACTTCTATCTGAGCTATAGTTAATGCGGCATACTCGATTCGGAAGTCATAAGTAGCGCGGGTGAACATCGGTCGTGTTTGAGTGTAGTTACCCTCAAATTTTGATTTGATCTCAGGCTTTGATAGGTTGCGCTCGATGTTTAGGCGTACACCCGGAAGAGTTGGAAAATTCACCATTATCGTACACTCCGAACTACATCACGCATACCGCCTGAATTACGTGTTATTGCATCGATTACGACATTAATTACCATTGATTTACCATCAAACTGAGGAGTAACGTTTTCAGCACTGATCGGAGTATCGGATTTGTTTTCGATATTAATCGTCACTGGCATCGATGGAGCACTGTTACCGGATAAGCTAGACCCTACTAACCCGCCATCTGCATACCCACGCTTCCGAGTTGATTCTAGTGACCCGATAAGATCAGGGCTTTTTTGTACCATCCATTGTGGGATAACATACTCTCCACCATGTACAACACCTTTTGGCTCATACTTTCCCCCGTCTCCGGTATATCCTCCTATGGCATATTGAGGGATTAACCCACCATCCCACTTAGGCATTAAATCAATAACCGGTAATGATGATGTGTATGAACTTCCATTTGAACCAGCTAAGCTACCCGATGCAGAAGTACCTGAGAATATAGATCCAAAATCAAACCCTCCTATAGCCTGTGTAAGAGGTGTAGTAATTGAGTTTCGGATCTGCATCCGAATGATCCCCTCGATTACTGTGTTGAAAAAATCTTCCGCGCTAAACTTCCCGGTCATAAACATATTTACCATCGAGTCTTCCATTGATTTGAAAGCATCTTCGAAGACGGTGTTAAGCTTGATCGTGTCATTTTTAAGCTTTTCAATCTGCTCTTTGTCGAGTGCGGCCATTGAATCACTGAGGAATTGTTGTAATCTGAGCTTTTCTACCCCTGCCGCTTCCAGTTCATTGTATTGATCACCGATTCTAACCGACTCAGCCGTGTACCAATCTCCCGAAATATCGAGCATCTTCATACTTAAAGCACGTTCAGCCGCTTCAATTTTAAGAACTCCGTCTTGATGTGCGATAGTCCTTCTCGATATTGTGGATAGCTGACCTTGTGCAATGTCATGATCGAGTTTTTCCTGAGCTTTGATCTCCTCCTCGAAACGTTTGATCGCATCATTCATCCGCTCATCAAACATCCGCTGTTCCATAGCGGAAAGTTCTTTGGCATCTTTTTCGGCTTGTGTTACTTTAGGGGATTTTCCAGTTTTTGGTTTATCAAAATCTTCTAAATCAAATGTGGTAAATGTTTGTTTTTCAAACGGCTTGTTTACACTTTTAAGCTTGTTTTTTAAACCTATTAATGTGTTGTAAGTGTCTATTACATTTTTATCATATTTTTGCGCTTCCAAACTAGCAGCTTGGTAGTCCATACGTGCTTTTGCAGCATCATAACCTCCATTTGTTATGAGTCCAGTAATAGACCCATATTTAGCATGAGTTTCAGCCACAGTTGCATATGCCATCTTTGCATTAGCTATAAACTGACCTATCCCACTTGTAGCTGCGCTTAACCCTAAAATAAAGTATTCAAAAAAACCGAAATTATCGATCATCGCATTATCTGACCCAAGCACTTCATCTGTCATAAAATCAAAAGCACCTGAAACAATATTTACCATTACAGTAGATGTCTCTCCTAGTAATCCAAAAGCTTGACTTCCTACTTGGCTGAGTGCGGTAAAATCATTCATAGCCCGATCAGCGAATCGTTCGATCTCACCTGAATTACCACTTATCCACTCAGACAGATTTTCAATCCGACCGGATAACATATCAATTGATGGAACCATAGATGTGAGGAGTTTTGATTTAGCCCCATCTATTGATAGTCCAATACGGGTGAAGCTATCATTAAACCGTTCAGCCGCATCGGTTGTGGTTTTATCCATATGCCCGTTAAACTCTTTGATAGCTTCACTACCCCCATTGAGGAGAGGGACTAAATCGGCTCCAGATTTACCAAATAATTGCATAGCAATAGTTGATTTAGCAGCACCGTTTGGCATGTCTTTAAATCTATCAGCTACTTCCAACAAAACCGTATTTGAGTCTTTGATATGCCCGTTTACGTCTTTGCTCGAAATACCTAGATTTTTGAGAGCGTTCTGTGCGTCTTTCCCACCACCCATTGACATTTCACCAAGGTTTTTATTGAGTTTTAGAACGCTTTTTTCTATCTCTTGAAGTGCAACGTCAGAAAGTTGCCCCGCTGCTTGTAATGAATACAAATCATCAACAGACATCCCAATTTTTTGCGACATTTTCCCGAGTGAGTCGGCAAGATCGAGAGATTGTTGAACAGAATCTCTTAGGTTACTCAGAGCAAAATATCCCGCGATAGAGGCTCCAGCAGTTTTAGCGAAGTTCTCCATCTTTTGAGTAGAGGATTGCATAATACCGACAGCGGTATCCATCCCCTTTCGGAGCTGTGCAGTGTCGGCTGCGATGATGATGTCTAGTGCTCCGAGTCCCATTATTTTCCTTAAACTGCTGTCATTATTTGAATAATTGCTAATTGAGCTTCTTTGATCTGCTCATCGTCCATATCTTCGATATTGACCCCCGAAGAAATAAGCTCTTTTTTGTGTGAGTACAGCTCAAAATCATCCGACGTTGGTCTCGGATCATATTTTTGGAATCCACTATTTGAAACCACGGAACAAAGTATCCCATGACGCTTATCACTCATCATCTCTTCATCCCCAAACGGCTCTAACTGATAGAACTCCATCCAGTCATTTAGCTCATCAGCGGACATCTCATTCTCTAACCTCTCGACAGTCATGCCGAGCTTTAATGCTAGGCGGAAACGGAATCTACGTTTTTTACTTGCTCCGAGTCCACCTTGAAAGCGTTTCCCAAATCACGATAAATACGCTCGATGACCAACGGGGATTTTTTACCTAACACCGATTCGATCTCGTCATCGTTAAAGAGACGATCACCGTTCTCATCACATAGAGCGAACCCTACTGTAAATAGGCGATGTTTAGCGTACGCTTTTTCTGCCTCATCACCATCTTTCATTTTTAAAATTGGGGCTTCACCATCTTCTTTCGGAGGTTTAATATCCAAAAATCCATCAGAAATAGGGATTAAAAAATCCCTTTCGCGGATGTTATTACGACGAACAAACGCTTCTCCTCCCCACTCAGGTATTAAAATGGTAGCGATCGGGATATCTTTTGCCCCGATGATCGCATCGCGATTGATAGCCATTATGTCGCCGCCGTAAAGTCAGGTGCTCCACTTGACTGAAATGGAAACTCAAAACTCAACGCCGCACCTTTCCCTGGAACGATGTTTGGGTTAGCAGATACATACCCATCACGGATGATTGTTGTTCCTATCCCTGCAATGGTCAATTTATCATTAAGTACTAGTTTGATCTTAGTATTTTCATTGGTTTCCCCAAGCGCACTTACTCGTAACTGCCCCACATCGTCTGCGATATAATTGCATTTGAATGAAAATTCTGGAGCTTCTTTCAGACCGTCGCTAATATAGTCTTTATACCCCGCTGAGTCATAGCTTGTAGCATCGATACGTCCTGCTTTATCTCCCATCATTCCGGGAATATCTGTCATCTCTCCGACTTTTACAAACTCAACTCCTACCCCTGTGGATATGAAAATTGCTGCTAATAGCGAGTTCTTTGCCTTTGATCCCATTTGAGTCTCCTCTTTTAATAATTTTGTATTCTATGCCATCAAAAAATCACACTTAAAAAAGCTGTCTAATTTGACAGCTTTTTGGTATAAAACTTTTTTCGATTACACTTGACTTTTAAACGGCTCCGACCACATCATCCGATAGGGTGTAATCGAGCAACTGTACATGGAGGAGCGCTTCGGGTTCGTAATCTTCCATATGCATGACTTTATTCCCCTTACCGCTCATCGCTGTTTTAACAGCTTCAGCGATAAGCACCGAATCTTTATACGTTTTTGCAAAAACTTTTATCTGAAACCTACCCATGTCGAGGCTCTCAGTTCCATCCATCGTCCCCATATCTAAACTGCTAATACGCTGAAATGTGATATAGGGGGAAGCTGTCCCTTGAGGTGCTACGAGGGGGAATACTCTCGCGCCGACCTGAGGGATTGTTTTTAGAATCTCAAAAAGACCGATGGCAATCATTTGACAGCCTCATGAAGTTTTGATTTGATTGTATTGATCACGGCATTTAGTACATCTTCCCCCGCTTCATCGTATGCCGGACGCATAAATGGATGAGCCGGCATTTTCGACGTTCCAAACTCTTGGAACCGACCGTAAAAGATACTGATCCCTTTTTTCTTATTTCCGGTTGGGCGCACTTTGAATGCAATCACTCCGGGCTTTGCTTTTACCCCACTAACTTTGATAGATTTTTTCAAATCCCCTTTGTCAATAGGTACATAGTCTTGAGCTTTTTTCTTGATAACATTCGCCCCTTGACGAACAGCAGCGCGAATCACTCTCTTTTCGAGTTTGTCAGGGAGGGCAGTTAAGTTTTTGATCAGATCTTCAAGCCCTTTGATCTCACTACTCATAAGATCTCCTTTGCCATGATGAATAACTCAACACTTTTTTCATCTTTGTTCTGCACATCGAGGATGTCGAACGTCCGAGTACCAAATTTGATCTTATGCTTTCTCGTTACCCCTGCTACGAATCGGCATTTGATCTGAGACGTTGCCTCAGCGAAGAGTTGATTGCTCATAAAGCGTTCTCCCCCGCTGATCGGTTTTATCTCAGCTCTAGCATCATCGAAATGTGTTTCACCATCAGAAGAACCTCCCATTTCATCACGTACCTCACCGATAGAAACAAACTCGATTTTGTGGCGCATACTCCCCGATCTCATAGTGATATCACCCGATATTTACTGATTAGATAATCGTTGTAGTTATTTTGGATCGGTGTAACCGATACCCCTACCACAATCTCTTCACGATGCTCGAACAGTGTTGAGATACGAATCATCATCCATTGCTTAATCGACTTTGGAACCGATTCCGTATCCGTATATCCCGCCGCAAATGTCACGCGAACCGCATTCACCATCCAACTAATGGACGGATATGAAGCATCATTACGACGAATTACTACTCCGGGCTCTACCGTAGTATCCACCATGTATTTTGATGTATCGAGTAGCACATAGCTATCCGATCCGTCAGGGATATACTCGATTTTCTCCACTGCATGAAGAGGTGGTTTTTTGATCTCAAAACGGTCCGGTAAAATATCCATCGTCATTTCATACGTTGCGAGCATAAGCTGACGATTGGTGATCTCTTCCGCCTGCTCCGTAGCGACACTAATCAAAAATAAAATAAGAGCATCATCATCATTACTGAGAATATTCAAATGCGCTTTTGCTTCGATAAGCGTAACCGGATCAGATATAGGAGCTGTTTTGAGAACTAATCCCATCGTTTATACCTCAGTTTTATCAGCGCCGCTTTCGGTACCGCTTTCATCTTTAGATTTTTCCTCGATAAGACTCTCACCACCTGCTGGATCTTCACCGTTCATCGATTTTTCGACAAACGCTTCGACCTCTTCATCGGTTAAGACAACCCCCTCGATTTGAGCCGATTTAAGTGCTATCTGAACATACAAATCACGAAGCTCTCCAATAAGTGTTTCTTTTTCAAGGATTGCTGTTGTTTGAGCTTCCTTTTCATCATCATCACGTTTGATCTGATCGATAATGGCCAAAGCATTCTCATACTCTTTTTTACTAGTTGGAACTGCCTGCTCTGATTTGACCAAAGCAATAGCCTCTTTAACTCCTAGTTTGATCTTATCACCTGGGGAATAACTTCCATCATCACCGGATCGTCCGGTGAGAAGTTTTACTTCAAGTCTCATCACTTACCCTTTAAGCCGCAGCCATTTTGAGAACTTTTACCGCTTCAGCAAGTACTAGTTTCCCATCGACACGCTTATCGATACGGAAACCGATATGTCCTGTTGTTGCGTAAAGCTCATCCATGCGTTTCATTGACATAGCTTTACGGTCTTTAATGAAGTAATAACTCATATCTCCAAATGAGATCGGCGTGGCACCTGCCGCGATATTAGGCATATTTTTGTTTAAAACAATCGGACGTCCCAACAATGTTGACGGAGCACCACTAAGCCCTTTTGATACCAAATAATCGCCGGTACTGTCTTTTAGTTTCATAAGTTTTACAAGTGTATTGCGATTCATTTTCCATGTAGCATCAGCCGCATAATCTTCATCGAGTGAGCCCCACAGGTCGATAATCTCATCCGCAGTAAATGCCGTAGCCGAAGCGGCTGTTTTACCTACTTCTGCAGTAATAAGGAATCCGGTTGGTTTGCCAACACCATCACCACTAACAAATGCCGCTTCTTCCGATTTGGTTGTAGATTTTGTGAACTTCATCGCGATGTAAGCTTCGATACTTGAAAAACTGTCTTGCAATAACTCTTCGGTGACTTTGATAATACGACCTGTTTTGTACGCTTTCATGATCACTTGAGCGATTGTAGGATCAGACTCAGGATATGCACCAGTTTCATCGATCCATCCATTTACTCCATCATCACCTTCTACTGGAATATTTTCGGTTGAAGTTGAAATACTCACCGTTGAAAGAGCACGCATCGGAGATTTTTCGCCGAGCTTTGCAATAATAGTTTCTGCAAATGTCGTTGGAACTAGGTATCCGCCTTTATCAGCTGTACCCTCATTGAGCGCACGTGTTTCCGCTTCATTCAATGGTTTACGGCTTTGACCTTTCCAAAACGCTTCGCGATATGTTTTGCCCTTTTCATCTTCACTTTCTTTAGTACCTGATGGGTTACCACCAACCAAAGGAGCACGTTGCTCAGATCCTAAATACAACTCACGTTTTTCCGCTTTTTCAGCGCGAGAAACTGCGGCTGTAATTTGTACTTGTGTTTCGTCAAAACTTTTGTCAAGGTCGTCATATTCTTTTGCCTGAGCTTCACTCAACCCATTTGGATTGGTAGCTAACATTGAGCGCATTTTTCCGTCGAGTTCTGCCAAAAAGGCACGTAATTGTGCAAGATTCATAGGATATTCCCTTTTATTTTTAGATTTAATTTTCTACGGAGCACATCCGTATTTAAAAGCGTTTCCGCTTCACCGCGTTTCCAACCGAATGAGCGTCCGATAGTCGCTCCTCGGTCAAATCCCTTCCAAACCGCAGAGAGCTCGACAATCGTGTAATCGGTTACGAGTACATGGGTCGGTTCTCCTTGGCGTGAAGTGATGATTACATCGTTGACGATATACCCGATACTCACATCGGTAAGCACTCGGTCTTGGTATTTTTGAAAAACTTTCAGAGCATCTTCATCACTTCCGAAATAAACGTCCGATTTAGCCTCACCGTCTTCAATGCGCTTATTGTCGATTCGACCGATTGCATTATCTACACTTGGGCAATGATCTTTGAAAAATGTATTAAGTTCATCAAGATTTGCACCGTTGACATCAAGCTCTTCAATATAAACTTCATCTTCCCACCAGTCATAGCGCTCTCCAGCGTTATTTTTACTAATGAGGATAAACGGGATCATCCGATTCTCTAAATCAATTTGCACAGGGTCAGACTTTACTCTATGACAAACACCTAGCCCACATGAACGGTGAACTACACCGATATCGTTCATACGAGCAATGATTTCTTTTTTACTTCGTGGCATTTTCGCCCTCCTTTGCCATGTTGAGTGGATACAGCGGATCATCAAGCCCATCGATAGGGTTCATGTCCTCCATCTCTCTTGCTTCATTACGTGTCATCCATCCATCTTTGATACCTGCCCCATACGCGGTATAGCGAGAGGATGTGTCCCCGCGTAGAAGAGCAGCTAGATTGAATTTCACATAGTGATTACTTTTTTCGCCATCGGACAAAAGTTTACGTCTGCCCTCTTGCTCGATATTGACTACCCAAGGACGGATCGCATCAGTAACGAACTGGATAGATTGGTGCTCGATATTTCCAAAAGTAGCAGAAGTCATCTCATTAATCATGTGCGGAGGAATACGGTACATAGAGGCGATATCCGCTTTTGTAAACTTTCGGCTCTCCAAATACTGCCCGTCACGGTTTGAGATAGTAATCGGGGTAAATTTAAATCCGTCTTCTAAGATTAACGGTTTCCCTGCATTCATGAGCCCTTGATAATTCTCTTTAAAGCTCTGTTTAAACCGATCAAACGCAGTCTCACTCATAGACTTAACACCCTCTCCCGATACAACACCACTGGGAGTAGCACCGTTTTTAAAAAGCGTCCCTCCGAATTCTTCCATAGCGATCGACATTCCGATCGTATGGCGGTTATACTCGATCGGGCTCATTCCAACAATTCCGTTCATCGTCATCCCTAAAACATGGAGCACTTCATTAGGATAAAGTGGTACTTGCCCATAAGCATCTGATTGATACATATAGCGAAGCTCTTTATTTTCGAGACGAACGATTTGCATTTTGTCAGGATCGAGCGGATAGATTCCTGTTACCTTGCCGGCATTGTTTCGTATGATCTGAGAGAAGTGATTCCCACGAAGTGCCAAGTGGACCATCATAACAACACGCCAGGTGTATGATGTCATTTCGTTGTTTGGCTCATCATGTAAAATCGTATATAGTTGGTGTTCAAATGCTTTATTATTGAGGGGTTTGTCTTTTTTTACCTCTCGTTTATACACTGAAAGAGGTAGGGAAGCAATAGATTGGGAAAGGATATTTACACAGTCGTAAACCGCTGTGTGCTGAATTGCGCGTTCACTTGTTACATTTACGCCTGATGTTGTGATATTCCCGCCGAACATATCCAAAAGCCAACGCTTTGGTGATGATAACGTCGATGTTTCACGATGAGAAAATGCTCTTATTAGATTCATTTATTGACCTCATAGAATGAGTCAAATACTTGCCATACCATTAAAATAGAGTGTAAAATCCATGCTACACCAAATACTATTGATGCTCTGAATGGAGCTATTAAATATACCCCAAGCGCAAACCCCATAATGAGAATAAGCAATAAGAGATAAACAAATATGATTACTGTGACTTTTTCCATATCGCCATTTAAACACGAAAAAAATCACCATCTAAAAAAGCTGTCTAATTTGACAGCTTTTTGGTGCAAAACTTTTTTTAATTCTTCTTGACTATAAGCTTCTAAGCCCTCTCTCTTCATACACGCTCACCACTGGGGGCTCGAACGTTATTGATCGGGCATACGTATTGATCACGGCCGCGCATCCGTCTATTTTTCGGGTTTGATGGGATTTATCAGGCTTAATGTTTCCACTCGCGTCAGTGAGTACGGTGAGATTCGATACCATCCAGTTCATTACCGGATTTCCATCATGGGTTACGGTTCCTTTTTTAATATCGTCTTTGAAGTTAGATGTAGGCTCCGATATAGTCAAAAACCCCTGCCGAATCTGCACACACCCTTCAAACCCCGTGTTTTTTTCGATATTTGAAACCAAAGTGGCCGCACGATACGGGTCATAACATATCTCATTAACTCCATATTGTTCAATATCATTGATAATATCGCGCTCGATGTATTCCAAATCGATAGTATTACCGGGCGTTGCGGTGATAAATCCTTGCAAAATCCACGTTGTAAGCGGTGCTCTTAACTCTCTTTCGCGCTCTTTTACGGTGTCAGCAGGGATATAAAAGTGTGTTTTGATGTGTTTTTTGCCATTAGGTAATAGATAAGTCTTTGCTTTTGCGGTGAAGTCATCCGTTCGGGAGAGGTCAACGCCCAAAAGTATCCCATATGCTTCGCTCACATCGGTATCAGGTGCGGCACACTCTTTCCATTTGGCAAATGGGATGAAGTTCTCGACTGCATTAACCCATCGGTTTAGCTCTTTAGTAAGAAAGTTATTTAGAGCACTTGGACGCTCTTTAGCATTATTTGCCATTTTTCGCATGTGATCATATGTCTTTGATACGCCTAGATTCGGATTTGCTTTGTACCAAACCGATTCATCGAATGGATCATCGTCTTTATCTAGCTCTGCGATAAATGCAAAATATCCATCATCCTCTATCACTTTACCCAATACTTTCTTCGCATATTCATACTCATCGTATCCGGGGGATGCAAGATTAAACCCTGCAGTAGTGATATAGAACATCATTGGCTGTATTCTAGCCCCCTGGGAAGACTGTACTACTTCTAGCATTGATCGATCAGGATGTGCGTGGATTTCATCCCCTATACCAAACCCGATATTAAGACCATCCTCTGTTTTACTATCACGTCCGAGCGGTCGTATCGTTGTATCTGTTTTTTCAACAGTAATTGTAGAATATGCGATTGAGGAATTATCTCTCAAATCTTTGTTGTACCCGATCATCTTTTCACACCCATTCCAAACAATTTTCGCCTGGTCTCTTTTAGTTGCAAATGTAACGATCTGATTCCCTTTTTCTGTTGTCAGTATTGATTCGGCCAGAGCCACACCTGATGCTAAAATCGATTTTCCATTTTTTCGTGCCAGGTACCATAGAGCAGTATGAAATCTTCTAACCCATATGGGGTTACCATCTATCATCTCAGGTGTACCGTCTTCCCCTAGGCTTTTACGTTGCCATCCAAAACAGATCGATAATGCTCTACGCTGCCAATCCTCTAGAATTATTTTTTTCCCTGCAAATTTTCCCTCAAAATGATGAAGCTGCTCGATTATAGCAACGTATGCAAGACCAAGCTCTTTAACAAATCGGATATCGTCACGTCTACCTGACTCAATATCATCTTTATCGCTGTTGTGCCGTTCAAACGTTTTTTCATAATACGGCTTAGACATCTACCGCCCCGACCAATCGATTTATATCGTTGGCAAAATCAAACAAACTTCCTCCTTTCTCACTATCCTCACCGAGTTTAATCCCCATACGTTTACGGCTATAAATCGAAAGTCCCAGCTGGTTTCCGATTGTCACAAGCGTTTTTTGTGTCATCTGAATTGCATTAAAAAGAGGGTTTAAATATTCCGAGCCCGTTTTACGACTGATTGACACAACCTCTTGCGTTGACATCTGTATTTCCAAATCGATGTAGCGCTCATACGTCTTCGCATAACATACAATCAATGGCTCATCTATGTGACTGTAATTTTCCCCAAGCTCTTTTTTTAACTCATCAATCTTGCGAAGAGCAATACCGCCTAAAATCTGCTCATGTGGGTTAGTTCCACCGCTTGTAACTATTGTAACCGATGAAGTTTTCACCAGAGCCATGAATTCAGGCCAAACATCTTTTTTAGATTTTTTTACTAATCCGTTTCTGCTGATGCTGTGGTGATGGGCCAGTGCGTTCATAGATTCAAACTTCCCGGCCATCCAGTCGATTTTTACCAATTCCCAATCTATAATATTAGTTCCCAAGCCCTACCCCCTAAGATACAGTTTTTGTAAAAAGATGGGAGAACAAGCGGTGTAGCGTCGGTCGGTCTGTAGAGATTTCACCCCCCTACCCCCTGCGTTTTTGTCTGAGGTCATCGGCAGTTTTCCCCGCGTGATGTTGATGGCAAAGTGGTTGGAGGTTGGTAATGTCGAGACGTTTCTCATAATCCACTTCGATAGGTATGATATGATCCACAACATTTGCATCATTGACGATACCAAACATGTCACACTGTACACATAACCCTCCATGATCTTTCATTACCTGCTCACGAACTATCTTCCACTCTTTCGAATGATAGAATTTATCGTGCTCTCGGTTGCGATGATTATGATCATACACTTCATTCTTACGCTTTATCACTTCACGTCGATGCGCTTCACAGTATCGTTCACTCATTGTAACCAATGCGTGGCATCCAGCTTGATTACAAACTTTTGACGGCATCATCCAACCTCATACTTCCAACACCAAACAGCATCCAATTTAAGCTTACATTCCTACGTATGCAGAATAAAACAACCGTTTCGTATGGAAGTAACCCACGAGATTTTTTCAAATAAAGACAATTAGGTTTCATATCTAAAGCATGTGCAACGTGTTTGTCTTTGATATTCTTACCCGGATGATCATTACTGATAACATCTTTGATACGCTCTACGATTTCGTTCATTACATTCATGCTGCTTTCCTACCCTGTCTTGATTTGATTTGTATTGCAATCGTGTCGTACTGCTTGCGAAGTTTCTCTATACTCATAATGTTTGATCTCCAAAACGTTCCATCAAAATATTGGTTCTTATCAAATATCATTAAAATCATATTTTTAATGGCTAATACATCACGTCCATCTCTTTCTCTCATAAGCCTTACGCTATCAGCCCACTTCGATAGATCAGGTTTTTTTATTGAGGTATGAATATTTATGAGCTTTGAGTATAGCAATTCAGATACAGCCATGTCATCATCGCTAAAGTTTGGACGCTTTGCGTTCGGACAATAGATATTATTAATATTCTTATTAAATACTTTGCCCCGTTCGTGCCCCACGTCTGCCCCACTGTTTTTTTCAAAGTCCGATGGCGTGGGAGTTGTAGAGGATATTTTTGGTTCACGAGTGCCCCGTAGTTGCCCCGCCTCTTTTTTCTCCTGCGAATTGGTTAGCTCCCATGCCGCTATAAAACGATCATATTCGTGCTTAAATTCTTTAAGCCAGCGACCGACCGTCCCTTTGCCAACCCCCCAACTTTGAACATAAAAGCGCTCAGAATTATTCATCTCACTATTAACATCATCGCAATATTCCCAAAATGCGCGTGCTTTCGCCCGGTTCCCATCTCGTTTTAATTTATCGGTATAGTCTGTAGGTGCACGGAAATAATGAATAGCCAGCCCCATTACTTGCCCCCTCTTAATCCACGTGTATGTCTCGCACTCTTGGCTTTGCTCTCTTGAATTTCATCGTTGATTGCTTTGTAAAAATCTTGTACCCACTTGTTAGCCACAGATTCACTCACTCCCCAGCTCTTTGCGTAAGAAGTGCACTGGACTTGGAATTCCATACGATACACATATTCCCAAAACGCGCGTGCTTTACTGACTTCACCGTTCGCGATCAGCCCGTGAACATAGTCTATTGATCCAAAATACATATTGTCTCTCCTAACCGATATAAGGCATTGATGCCATCTGATAATCAATCTGTACCGCCGTAGAAAGTGCGCTTTTTTTCGGAGTAATGTGACGCGTTACTTTGAAATTATTTAATATCATCATTGCCCCATAATTATCTTTAGTAAGGACAAACTGTCTATTATGTAGTTGTTCCATATCCAACTCACCGATGCGCGCGTTAGCATATACCTTGCTGATCTCATATACAGTACGTGCAGCATCTACAAACGCACTGGCTCCACGTATCTTTGATTTGATCGTGTCATCGTCACTCTTCTTGCTATGGTGCATCAGAATGATGGTGATGCCATCCTCACTTGCCCAGTCCTGTAATGCATTCATAAATACGTTAGCATCAGTATTGCTATTTTCATCACCGCCGAAAAAAGCACGGAGAGGATCGAGGATAATTAGCCCGTATCCTCTGAGAGCTTTTCGCATTTTCCAAAAACGCTCATAATCGAGTTTACCGTTAACTACGATAGGATTTGGTCGAGTAGTGATGATATGTGCATTACGAAATTGTGAGAGAGTAGAACTTAATATTTCAGTTGCGATTGATTTTGAGCGTGATCTTGTTTGATAATCCGGATCTTCAGAAAGCCAAAGCGCTGCTTTATCATGAGGGCTTTCTATCAAGTAGCGAAACCCGATTTGTAATGCCGTCCAACTTTTACCAGTTCCACCAGGCGCACCAATGATTGAAACCGTCCCGACAGGAAACGGCATCCAGTTACGTAAGATGAATTTTGTTTCACCATCAGGGATATCACACACTGAAACGATGTTAAGGTCACATGACACGTGCGTTTCAACCATACGATTGATTTCAGCAGCATACTCAGTTGCTTTGCTCATCGTATCAAACCCGTCAATACCTTGCATACGTGCACCCATAGCAATGATTTGACGACTTAGAGCATGTTCTTTTACAGCAGTGATATATCCGCCCAAATCACTTGCACTGCTAGCGGTCATAATATCAATAAGTGCAGTTTCGTTGTAGGCTTTTTGGTGGATTAGAATTGATTTTATTGAATCCTCATAGACAGGTTTACCATTACTATCAAGAGTCACCATTGCATCATAAATCATTTGAAATGAATGGAAAAAGAAATCACCAGCACGAAGTGACTGAGATACCGTGTGAATACGCTCAGGCTCGAACAGTAGAGTAGACAGGATTACCTTTTCAGCAGCAACATCACAGTATTGGTTCATGCTGTTTTCTCACCATCGAGGAAATATACTTTATAGACTCCACCGTGTTTTGATTTCTCTTCGCGACTGTGGATCGGATATCCATCAGAACGTAAAATACAAATCTTATTTCGTAGGTTCAGTTCATCCCACTTCTTTGATGCTTCAAGAGCCGTGATCTCATTTCCATTTTTGAGATGATCCAAGATTACGCCTATCATGCCGCTTCGTTTTGTTAAAATTGCCATATCATCCCCCTACTTCGCCATGCCGATGATCGTATAAAGAGCACTAATCTCATCCATCGCTAGACGTCGGATTTTTTCACGCTCTTTATCATCGATCTCACCATCACTGACAGCCTCAAACAGTGTCTCACTAAGTGAGCCAGTATGCGATTGGATTTTGAGAGTAGCCATCATGATGTCAGAGATACTGCATTCTAAATGCTCATCCGAAACTTTTGAAGCCTCTTTAATTGCATTGATTATGCGGTGATCTCCGGTCAGAGCAGTAAGCTCAATGACACGGTCAACTGATAGCGGTTTATGTGTCTGTTTCGGATCGAGTATGCTGTACAAATGCCCGTCCGTCGTTCCGAGCAGTTCGGCTACTTTCCCAATCTTGCAGTTATTCACCTCCATCCAATCACGAACGACCCATTGAGCCGATTCGTATACAGTACGAAACGGGAGCGGATCACCCCCGAAGATTTCATCTAAAATATGATTTTGTTTCACGCACTCTCCTTTTGGTGTAATTAATTTTTGGTTTCTTCTTGATGGTGCACCATAATGTCTGGCATACTTTGAGCATGAGAAAGCCAATGTTTTATATCGCGCCATGCCTCGAGAGGGATTCCATACTTATCTTGAAGTTCAAATAGCTTTTCAGTAGGCGGAGCACCAGCTGACTTTCGCTCTAAGTAATGCTTCACTGAATGCTTTGAGTAACCAATTGCGATTAACGCATTTTCAACATATTTCTTGTTCATAGAAAGAAGTGTAATTAAATTACAATTATAGGGAGCTTAAATAGTGGAATTTAATTGCACTTTATCGGGTGTATAATTATTACACTTAATAAGGAAAATCAATTATGTACGAATTTAATAGAGAAGCTTTTGCAAAATTTCGCAAAAAATCTGGTCTTACTCAAGATAATCTCGCAGAAAGACTTGGAATTAACGAAGGAACTGTTAAATATTGGACACGGAAAACAAATCCTTCTACCCCAGATGAAAAAATGATTACAAAAATTGCTCAAGTTCTTGGAGTAAACCCAGCTGAATTAGTAATACTTGACGATAAATTTAAAAAGGGCATAGCAGACAAAATAGTCCCATCTTTCCGCCCATTTATTGGTAAAGCTTCCTGCGGTGTGCCCGCAACCTATTATTATGAAGATGTTGAAATGCTCCCTGCTCCTGAATCATCAGGTAAAAATGCGTACTACATAGAAGCGGACGGGGACAGTATGAGCCCTCGCATTAACGACGGCGATCTGATCATGTGTGATCCGGACATAGAGGTAAACGGTGGGGATATTGTCCACTTCACCTGGGACGGAGAGAACGGTATCAAAAAATATCTAAACGTCGGCGGTACAGTTATGCTTCAGCCGATCAACTCCGAATATCCTCCGATCATAGTCACTGACGCATATGAGCTACATATGATAAAATGCGTACGCAGAGAAGAGAAGCTTTGATTATTCATCATAAATACTTCGAAAAGGACCTTTGTGGCACACAAAAATGATGATATTGTCATTTCAAAAAAAGTAATCAAGAAATCTTTAAAATACCTACTTTTCTTTACATTAGAAGTGACAGTTGCCCTGGCTATCATTATATTTGTAGTAGATTTTTTAAATAGATTACCAAGACCTCTGAAGGCACTAGATACAGCTGATTCTATGGCTATTGCCAATAGCTTTATGGTCTATGTAACCTTCATATTTGTAATTTTTACTGTGGGCCTTACATTGGCAGGAATATACTTCTCCAGATGGTGGAGCAGAGAGAAAAAACAGGTTTTATCTGACAACTGGTCAGATATGGTTAATGAAATCAAAACTAATGATAAACTTATGAAAGATTTGAAAGAAGGTTTGCTTTCAGAATCTCTCGAAGAAATGATGAAAAAAGAGCTTGAACAGCATAAAAAAGAAGTAGATGATGAAACATCGAAGAAAGTAAGAAAATTGTATCAATATATTTCAGATACGATTGAAGCACCGGCTAATCAGAATGAATTAAACGAAGAAAAATTAAAAGACATGTCTAAATTTTTAAAAGGAGAACTAGATGCCTAAATATGACGTTTTTAGAGATAAAAAAGTAAATGCGGAAGAGCTTTACACCATTTTAAAAAATGCGAACTATCCTCTTACTCCACCTATAGATATTAACAATCTGATCAAATTTTTAGACATCCAGATAGAAAATAAGCCTGATTTTAAAAAGATGAAAATATTGGGCAGCATCTCTATCAAAAATGGTAATCCAGTCATATGGGTTAATAGAATTGCAAATTCGATAGAAGAACGACGAAGATTTACATTGGCACACGAGCTAGGGCATTTCATGCTTCACATTGCCCCATTGTCCTCATGGGATAATAAAACATTTGAAGATGATGAAATCGGCTTCAATAGAGATGACAAATGGGATTACAAAGAAATGGAAGCAAACAATTTTGCTGCCCAACTGCTGATGCCAAAAGAAGCTTTCTCAGACCTATTGATTGATGGTGAAAAGCCTGAAGAAAGAGTGGACCGGCTATCGAAAGTATTTCATGTTTCCAAAATAGCCATGAAATATAGACTTGAATCTCTTGGATGGCTAAAATGAATTACATCGAACGAGAACTCGAAAACAATGGTTATGATTACATTGACATCATTTACGGCAATAATTTTGTTAAAACAATTGAGTTAGGAAAAGTCGATATAGACGGCTTATATACCTATACAGATTATAATTTTCAGGTAGAAGAAAATATACTCAATTTGACTATTGATGTCACGGAGTCCACTGTTCTTGTCATCATCGAGGACGAAAGCGACGAAAACTATATCAATGGGAGTTTCGATCTAAGTGATTTTGATTTTTCTCTCTATTATGCAGAACCGGACGAAATAGACCTTAAAATACCGTTTTATATGCCGACTGTTTCTTATACCAACCTCGCGTCCAGCATAGTATATGATGCAGAAGAATACCCCAATACTGTTCCATTTTTCGACGTCGATTCTGTCGAAAGGTTCGAAGCCTACAAAGAAGATGATCTTATTGCTTTCAAGCATTTTGTCGATTTGGAATTTGGTGACCAGGTAATCAATCAGCCTGCAATTGACGCTGCGAAAGAGCAAAGAAAACTGGCAAGAAAACTGGGTGTCAAACAGGATGACATACCTGAGAAGATATATGCACAGCTGGACCATTCCGCAATATTGACACATTACAACAGCATCAGTGATAAAACAAACGTCATCCCGGTACTCAATTGGGCAAGAGATGAAAGTTTAATTGATGATATTAAAGCTCTAAACAATTTTGATTGTATTGCCATTCGAATAAGTTCTTCGTATGGGAAGTTTCTTGGACATGCCGAAAATAAAATTAAAAATAAACTTCCAGCTCGTCTTAAAGACCTTTACATCATTTTCGATATGAGCAACAACTTCGCAGTAGAACAATTTGAAGACGGTATTATGGTCGCGGCTTCAATCTTTCAAAAAGTCATTTATTTAGGCTCTCCATTTTCAGCGCTTGACCTATCAAAAGACAGAAATACAGAAACAAATATGAATCATATTTCGCACAACACTCCCCTAGAAATATTTGACTACCTTCAAGATAAAGCAACGCAAAAAGACGCTCCATTATTAGGGTACGGAGACTACTGCGGTTTTGATCGTAAATCCATATCCCGCTCTACAGGTGGGCGTCCTAGCGCTAGAGTCGTGCTGTGCTCTGTAGATAAAACAAAAAAGATTCTTATCCGAAGGGAATGGGATAGTAGAGATTTGAAAACAGATAAGAAAGGCAATGCATCTGTAGGACTCATACACTCAATGGACCAATTAGTACTCAATCTTCATAATGGGGTTTTGGATAGATACTCAGGTTCACGTTTCCTAGACGAAGTCAATTATGAGACGGATGAAGCACTTAAAGACTTCTATCCAGCAAGACCCTCACCTGCTACTTTAAAAACTATTTGTTTAAGACACAACTATCTGTCGATAGTAAAGAATTTCATGACAGCTCAAAGTTCCTAAACAAATACGCAGGCATCGTCATCAACGGAGAGATTGATTTTGGCTGCATACTGCTAAAACGGCCCTCTAATGCTTCTTGATATCGTTTTTCTTTGATCAAACGCTGACGTTCTAAAAACTCATAGCCGTATTTCATTTTGAGTTTATAGATAGTGACATTCTTCATCTCTTCGGGAGCAAGCAAGTACAGTAGTTTTTCCCGCGCTTCATCGATTGAAATTTTACTGTTCCCTTTCAACCCCTGCAATGATTCTTTGATCTCGCTTCCGGTCCAATAAGCCATATAGTTTTCCGGCCTCATAGGGATTACGACAGCTTCTCGAATCACTGTAATCTTCATATTATGATCGACTTGCATAATACCGATATCTGTCATATCAGGATGTTCCAGTAGCTTTGGAATAAACTTCTCATCAGCGACTACGGTTACCTTATCGGCACAATTCTTATATCGATTCAATTGATTGGTCAACCTGCTGAGGGAGTCAACCTTAGACTTTATCTCATAAATATGAATATCTCCATTGATAACTACCATATCAGCTACGGCACTAAACAATGACAATTCAGGAATAGCAATATAACCCTGTCTAATCTCTTTAAAGATCTTCTTGTATAGCGCTATCTTGATTTTATATGCTTCTGTCATGTCTATACCCATCTGTCTTTACTCTATCGCATTCTACATAAAAGCGACTGTCGAACATCATAACCCACCTACTTTTTATAAATCTAAAATATGAACTCAATATTATAACAGCATTTGATATTATAGTGTAATTTAATTATACTTTTTTAATATCCAATTAAGGGTAATTATTTTACACTTCTTTAACCGAAACATTTTAGGATCGGTTGAAGCGGGGCGAGTCGCCCTGAGACCTGACAGTGAAAAGTAACCGTTGATCGGTGGTGCTGGTTTGGGATGAGTTGCCGTGAGGGTGACTGAGCCACGAAGCAGTGGTGAAAGAGTTTTTAATAAATCATCTTTCGAGGTGGTTTACAAAATACTCAAAGGTAGAAGACATGGAATGTTTATTTTTTGGAGTTATCGGCGGTGCCATATACCAAGTTGGTGCTTATACGTATAAACGATTCACGAGCAAATCAGTAGATACCAAAAAAATGGTAATTGATACTGTTTTGAACGCAATCGAAAGAAATAAATGCAGTATGCGAGATGCTATTCGGAGTCTACGGCCTCAGCAGCAGCCCTGATATATCTTTCCATGTTTTCATCTGCATACTCTTCAAGTTTGCGACGAATATGCTCTTTATGCTCAGGCTGTAGTTTTTGTCCTGTAGTTAGATCTATGGCAATTTCTGCAGCCATAATTGAAAGATCTATAGACATTTCTTTCATTGCCAATCCTACCTTTCCAATAGAGTTGCCAACAATTTTTGCTGTTTCTTCATTCATTATAAAGCCCTTTGTTTTAGTTTGTGTAGCAGCAACATTATATCAGAGGGTTTTAACGTGGAAAAAAATAGAGCTTTCTACGAGGCGCAGGTTCCCTTTGTGGTTCGCTGAGTCACGTAGAGAGCTTAATAAAAGGAGACATGATGAAGTATAAAAGGATTTTGCAATCACTAAATGGGCTCCCAATAGGGACAGTCCTGCGTATTATCGAAGAACTAAAAAAGGAGAAACAATGTTTACCGATGAAATAATCGCGGTATTATCAGTGCTTGGGATCATATCTTTGATTGGGTTTACTACGCTAAAAAGAAAGCGTCGTTTTGGTGAGAATCCAATAGGAGCTAAATATGTAAAAGGGAAAAAATGAATTATCTTCATAAATTCCTAATAATGAATCAAGAAAATCAGAATTCAATGGCAATTAATTAGGAAAATATGTCACATAACAGTAAAATAGCGTTAATTAACTACATATAAGATGTAATAACTCATTAAAGGGCAGACATGAAAAATGATTCTGAGCTCACCTATATCATTTCATTCGGAACAGCTTTAGCCATTGTTATCTCTTATGACCACAACCATTCTATCTTATGGGCTATTCTACATGGATTCTTATCATGGATTTATGTGATCTATGCCGGAATATTTTTATAAAGGTTAAAAATGCAAGATATTAAGTTTATAAACATAGTCCTTCCTATTTTATGGATAGGGATGGCAGCTGTTGCAGTAGAACTATCATATATACTTACAATAAGTGATTCAAGCAATATTGGCTCACTAATCAGCGCCATTGCTATTTTAATATCAGCTGCAGTCGCTTCGGCAAGCATCATGAAGTCTATCTCTGAAACAAAAGCCCATGATATTACGAAAAGTGAAAAAGAAAAAGAGCGTAAGCGCATCTTTGCTCTAAATGTTATGAAAACGGTTCAGGTAACGCTTGGTACATTTTCGAAAAAAGCCGAGTCAGATTATAGATCAAAAATTGGTTTAGGAAATTTTCGTACACCAACTGATTTTGATTCAGATATTCAGACAACCGGAAAGCTTCTTAATTCTGTTTTCTGTGAATCTATTCTGCCATATCTGCCTGATGAAGAGCAGGAAATCATATCAAACTTTTATAGCGAGTATTACCGTTTCTTAGCAACCTATGAAGATGATACTATAAAACAAAGCCATATAGTGCCAGGTCAATTTTTTACAAAAAAACCATCAATACAATTACACAAATACGTAAAAATATTTACCGCTTTTGCACAATCGTACATCGATCTATATACTCAAAAAAGGGGTTTCTAATGAAACAACTCTTTGGCTTTATGGATGAAACAGGGGTGCTATCCAGTGATCCACAACAAAGGTTTTTTGCGCTTGGATTGTTGAAACTTGAAAATACATCTGCCCTATTTGAAGATATGAAAAGACTAAAAGACAGATATGCCAAGCCAAAAGGGTTTGAGTTCAAATTTACCGGTATTAAAAAAGATTCAGACATTGCTATTCATAAAGAGCTTATTGATATTTGCTTCGCACATCCTGAGTTTTCTTTGGCATGTATTGTCGTAGATAAACAACATGCCAATCATACAGCTCCTGAGAGTACATGGGAAATGCAACTTGAACTTGCAAAAAAACATGTTAAAAGCAATGTAAAAGCGGGTGAGAAGATAGCCATTATCGCGGATTATCTTTCAAAGCCAAATGCAAGCACTAAATACTTTGAAAGTGAATTGCAAAAACTCAATAAAGTATTTAATGCTTGCATGATCGAATCTGATTCATCCGTATTTGTCCAGATCGTAGATATTTTTATAGGATGTATCGTTTATAGCTATAAAATTGAGCATAGTCTATCAGCGTCAGCTACTACTCCAAAAGGAAAACTGGTAACATACATAGAAGAAAAGCTGATTGAGGCTTTTGATAGTCACAATAACAGCTCTGGTCAATTCAGATATAACAAGAAACTCTCAGGAGGTTTTACGATATTTGAGCCATTTTATTTTAATGTGTATGAGAAGAGATAAATGAAGAAAAAGGGTCATCGCCATATATGTTACTACCGGAGTAGCGGTCGACACCCTTTGAGAACATAATTGTACAACAATAAGATAAAAAATAAATAAATAAAATAAAGGAACAAAAGTGACCCAACCTGAAACGCTTCTCATAGTAGGTAATATATCCTTATCAATTTTTTTCGGTATTTTAATTGGTACAGTGTTGGCACCTATTATTGCTTATTCCGATCAGTCATTCCGAAAACATGACTCGTTAACCATAACAAATTATTTACTAGCCTTTACTTGGATTTTAGTGCCTGTATTTACACTATATTTTGCTTATACACTTTTTAGTGGGCACTATGAGACAGCAAAAGCATTGGCACCTCTTGGAATGATGATTGCCGCCATGGTTGCCTCAGCAAGCGTCATGAAAAATATTGCAGAAACTAAAGCACATGATCTTGCAAAAAGTGAAAAAGAAAAAGAACGTAAACGTGCCTATACCTATACAGTTATAAAGGTGATCGAAAATCAGCTAAGCACTTTTATTACAACCCATAGCATTCCAAATGCAAATTGCAAAGAAGACTATAAAAGCCAAGTTAATGAAATAAAAAAATACATCAAATCAATTTTCAATGCTGATACATTCCCTTATCTAAAAGAAGAACAGCAGAATGATATTTCCGATTTTTATAAATCATTTGTTCATTTCATGTCATTTACTGTCAATAACCCAGAATTCTGTGCAATTACTTCGGAACACCAAACTAAAGCCATATCTGAACTTCAAGAATATAGAGACATAGCAAAAAAATATATCGAAGACTATAATCCAGAAAAGGAAAACAAATGAGCTACACAGGAAAACTATTACGAAATTATTGGGGTAAATATGACATCGACTGAAACACTTTCAGCAGTAGGAAACACATCTCTTTTTATTATTTTCGGTATCCTAACTGGAATTATTTTCGCACCTGTCATTGCCTATTTTGGTCAGCTATTTGAAAGACATGATGCTTCTACTAAAACAAATTATTTTCTGCGTACAACATGGATTTTGGCAGGTATTTTTACTCTAGCATTATTTTATTTATTACTATTTTATACCCCAATAAATGATAAAGATTCTAATCCTGCTCTAGCACTTGCACCACTGGGTATGATGATAGCAGCTCTTATCGCCTCAGCAAGCGTCATGAAAAACATCGCTGAAACAAAAGCAAATGAGGTGAAAAAACATGAAAAAGAAGATTCAAAATTCTATCTTGAGCAATGCATAAAGACTCTTGAACATGTCTCTGATCTATTAACTACACAGCAGAACAATCCTCTTTCATGGAAAGAAGCTGCAGAAATGTTGATAGATATGAGAACCATTAGTCAATATATTACAAAAGAACCTCATAAAAAAGTTTTTACACTAGAATATAGAAAATATAGTTCAAAGCTTTTAAACTCATTCACAAAAACGTCTTTTATGGAGGAGTCTAACCCTCTGCTTCCTTCATTTTTTTGTTTTATAAGTGATTGGCAAAAAACAAATTTAAATGAAGCTTTTGAAAAAAGTACTATAAAAATGAATCCTGAATATATTGTGACAATATTTCAATTTGCGCAATTAGGGAATAATACTTTTCTTGAAAATACTACAGATAATAAAGATTGGTACAAAATAGATTTTGATCAACTTAAAAATCAATTACCTTGGATGTGTGCGATTGATTATATAGAACTATACAAAGAAAGAGAGTTCTATAAATAATGTCTATTGAATATATTGCTTTTTTTGGAATAGTTCTTCTATTAATCGGGTTTACACTTTATTTCTATGATCAACATAAAAAAACTCACTATCTTGTAGATGGGTTTCTTTACTTATCATGGATAGTAGCAGCTGTATTTGCATACTATCTATTTGATCTATTATCACTAGACCATAGCGAAGCTCTAAAAAATATCAAAACGTTTTCAGATTATGTTCAATATATTGAAATACAGAAAAATTCAGTAACCGCTCAATCATTAGCCCCACTAGGCATGATGATAGCAGCTCTTATCGCATCAGCAAGCGTAATGAAAAATATCGCAGAAACAAAAGCGAATGAAGCTGAAAAACATAAAAAAGAAGCTTCTAAATTCCATCTTGATAAATGCACTGAAGGACTTGAACATTTCTATGATCTATTGAAAGATGGAAATAATAACCGAGTAAAATGGATTGCAGCTGCCAGAGCATTGCTGACAATTTTTGATTTAAGCAAAGGGATTACTGAGCCGCATCATCAACAATTTTTTGACCTTGAGAAATCTAAATATAGACAAAAGCTTTATGAACTGTATACTAAAAAGGAAATTACTCCTTTATTTTTTACTGGTATTAAAGATTGGAATAGATCAGATATTTCAGTTTCTGATATCATTGACAGTGCTCGCAGTGGTGATGGTTACGGTTATACTTATGATGATGTTGATAATTTTATTGATGAAAACTCAATTGTTGCAATATTTAGCATCTTAGACTACCCTGATGATTATCTAGACTATGATCCATTAAGTAATCCTGCAGATCGGTATAAAGAAGCATTAAAACCTTCATGGACATTTACTGAACCTAAAAAATCAGCTAATGAATTTATGCAATCTACAATGAATATTTTAAAACAAAAGGAACAAAAGTGAAAAAAATAAATATGAAGCAAATTAGATGGGTAGAAATAGAATGTGGTACGTGTAAATCAAAATTGACTTTAAGCATTGATGATTATAAAGCATATCACACAGTATTAGTTGAGTGTCAAGTATGTCATGCTAATTTTGGTATTGATAATGCAAGCGATGCAAACCCTATCGCACTACTTAACAGACTTGTATCTAAAGTTTCAGCTGGCACAAATACTACTTTTTCATTCTTATTTGATGAACAAGATAGGGAGGAACAAAAATGAGCTACACAGGAAAACTATTTGGTGAGATCCTATATGAAGTACGAGTTGACAATACCCCATACTACGAAGAAGCCGATATTGAAGCTATGCTCGGTCTTCACTATGGAAATGTCTCTTCCGTTTTAATATACGTGGAAAGAGTATTTCATGATGATAAGCATGCACATAATGTTTTAGATATTTTCTGTATTGATGATGCAGGGAAAGATCATGTTTCATTTAATAACAAATATGAGTATGGTGTAAATCTTCACTTCATCACAAGTGATGCTACCCCTATCGAAATAGCTTATGCCCATCAGATCGATTATGCAGTACAAAAACATTTTACCCATGATTCACAGCTCACCATATTAACAAAAGACCAAATCGATAAGAAATTCGACTTTGATCTTCAAGCTAAGATAGTACAGTCTGCAAAAGACTACGTTACGCAAAACAAAAATGATCTTGACAAGATCATAGGTAGCGACACACCTGGCAGAGTCGGCATCCTGATACGCTCTCACTTATCAGGGATAGACTTCACGCCATTTGATAATCCATCTGAGCTAATCAAAAAAATAGAAGATAAAGTGAAAAAGGAGCATACATATATGCAAGAACCACCAAAAGGCGAACGGTTATATGATGCATGGCTGAATATAACCGACCGTGATCAATCATTGTCAATTGCATTTCATCGTTATATGAATTCAAAGAATTTAGAAGCCATTGCATACGGCACAGATCCAGACAATGACATTCGTTCTATGTTCGGTTATTGGGCAATGGAACAAAAAGCATCAGACTATCCAAATATCGAAGACGCATATACTGAATTCCTTGAATATAAACAGCAACATAATTATTTTGAACAAAGAAAAGATAACATCGTCAAACGTGCCTGCAAAGAGCTTGGGATCACTCAGAAGGAGTTGGCGGAACGATTAGATGTTCAACCAACAGCAGTATCCAATTGGGCTAATGGTCAAATACCTAAAATGGCACAGGTTGCATTGGAACAAATGCTTGAGCTAAAAGATTGTAAGGATAAATTACAAAAGATCAAAGAGGCCAGAGATATTATGGCATCAATCTAGGTGTTGGTTTTTCAAACACCTAAAAATAAGCTGCCCATATTTTGGGACACTAAAATTTAGGTGTGAGTATTTTGCACACCTAAAAATCAAATATATGTACTTTCAAATAAAATAAAATCATAAATATGAATTTATACCTTGACATAATCCAAATATTATATTAATATTCTCTCATAAGTTCATATATTTGAATTTTTACAAAAAGATGGAGAGAATCATGCAACATGTCACATTCCAGTCAATTACACTATCAGTTGTCGAATCTACCGAACATACGTTCTTAATGTCGTCTAAAGAGGTTGCGGCTGGATATGGTATTTCCAATGATACTATTCGTAGACATCTTAAAGACCAATCCGACGAACTCATTGAGGGTAAACACTTCATCATCGACCGATCGTACCGAAACACCCCAAAAACCATGTGGACAAAACTCGGGGTCATAACCCTCGGATTTTTCATCAAAAGCGAACGTGCCAAAGAGTTCCGTAAATGGGCAGCGAATTATGTACTGAATGGGCATACTGAGCATACCTTAGAGCATGTTTACCAACTAGAACGTGAGAACGTCGAACTCAAACGTCTAGTTAATCGCTTAACGTCCAACGGATACCTTGCAGACGTCGAAAAGATCAAAGAGATACATCAGGCATGGGTAAATGTAAAATGGCGCGTAGCGTCAATGATCGAAGCTCAGCGTAAAGCATTAGCAGAAGAGACACGAATCCTCGAAACGCTTGAAAAGGATGTAGAGTTGATGGTAATGTACGAAGAGTTCCACGGACCGTATGAACTCACGAAACCTAAGAAGCAGAAATTGCTAACTTGATCAACAGACAACTCTTTAACTAAAAACTACCTATAATTGTTAAATCTTAATGAAAGGAGGAAAATATATGTTTAAAGTAGGCGATACAGTACAGCTTAAATCTGGTGGTCCAGTAATGACTGTTACATCATTAGGTTCTACAGATTGTGATTGTACATGGTTTGATAATAGCACCCCTAAATATTATTCATTTCCAAGTCAAGCTCTATCACTATATGATATGAACTAATACTAAGTAATACGGGCTTGCCCGTGTTCCCTCATTAAAAAATTCAAAAGAAATCATTATCACCCTGCTCCAAACTAAATCTGTCCAACCATCACGCATGCCGACAGATTCACTGTGGATCAATAACAATCATCAAAAGGAAACACTATGGAAATACCACACATTAGCTGCCCTTTTGATTTTTCACTCTACATCGAACGGGAGCTGAGAGAATCAAAAGCAGTTGCCGGACCGATGAGCATGGAAGCATTAGAAAAATTCGCCATGTTTTGTTTTATGACAGGATTTAAAGCCGGTCAGCTTCCCGAAAACCACCCTAGCGATATGAGGAGAATAAAGTGAAAAAATACCTATCACTCCCTCACCTTGCAGAACATTATGATCTACACCAAGATACGCTACGAAAACGGCTAAAAGAGCTTGATATTAAAAAAGATGAACATTTCATCATCATAGGAAAAGCCGTCCGTTACGATATCGATAAAGTCCATCCACTCCTTATATCGCAGGAGGATAACCAAACAGCAGCCGATGTCTTAAATCGATTGCTCATCTGAGAGGTGCTACAATGTCGGCTCATGGGGATTCTGTCCGAAAGGACAAACGTATGGCGAAAATCTACGTCAGGTACGGTGATATACTCTACATCGATTATATGGTGGATGGCAAACGTAAGAGAAAGTGCACGAATCTCAAAGATACAAAAGGGAACCGTGCGCTGATCGAAACGACCATCTTGCCACAGTTGATGCGGATGATTGCTACAGGTGAAATACACAAGAAAAAGCCCAAAACTTTTGGACATTATTATGTGCAATTTCTGAAACGCAAGGATGTAAATAGCTCCTATGATAAAAAGATCCATCAGTGGGGAATTATAAATAAGCATTTTAAAGATACCGATATCGATAAAATAACACGTCTTGATGTCAAATCATTTATCTTGGATATGCCTATAAAATCATCGTCAAAAGGTGTTTATAAAAGTGCATTAATCGAGATATTTGAGATGGCTATTGATGATAGGATCATTGATATTAATCCAGCTATAAACATTAAACTTCCTACTGAAGCAAAAAAAGAAGTGGACTATTTCTCGAAAGAGGAAGTGAAATTATTATTGTCTAAAGCAGAAGGGGTTATGTACCCATATTTATTGCTTGCTCTGAATACAGGTATGCGTCCGGAAGAGATACTTGGTTTGCAAGTTGGAGATATTTGTGATGGCAGGATTGATATAAAAAGAGTTCGAACGTGCGGAAAAATAAAGCACCCAAAAACTCGTAATTCAATCCGTAAAATACCCTGCCCTGATTTTGTGATCCAAGAGGTATTAAAAGCTCAAGAAAATCATATCTTCATTTTTGGGGATAACGATGATGTTTCAAAATTGCATGAGAGATGGTGGAAACTATTAAAAGCATGTGGATTTGAAAAGAGAAGATTATACTCAACACGTCATTCATTCGCTACGATCATGTTACAAGATGGAATAGTAAGTATCAATGAACTTGCAGGTTTACTGGGACACTCTACGCCAAAAGTTACGCTGTCACATTACGCATCAGTCATCGATGCAAAAACGATTGATTTGGGACGAAATTTTGATCTGTTTGGCACTATTTCGTCACTGTCGAAAATAGAAAGTGGCTACAACGCCCTAGTATAGGGTGATATAGCCTTTTTAGGTACAACATAAGCCGGGTTCTGGATAAAGTGATAATTAATCTACTGCCCAGATTACTCTGAGCCTCTAGCGAAACAATAGCAATGTAGGACG